TCACTGGACATCGAAATCTCTCCTTGCAAAGGGGCCGCGCCCGAAGGTCTGCGACAATTGGGCCAGCTCGACCGTGACCGGGCCGGGCTGAAGCTGCGACCAGACCGCATCGGGGACGGCCCAATCCGGGCGATCGGTCTGGACCTCGGCGCGCAGGACATCCCCTTGCGTCAGACGCAGCAGATAACGTTCGGTCTCTTCGCCCAAGGGGATGTCGGGACCGTCCCAGCCATCCCCCTCGATCCGGCTTCGGCGCACCCAGGTGATCACGCGCCCCGCCATGCGCAGATGGCAGGGCGCATAGGGGCGCAGACCGATCCCCGGCGCGACGGTCGTCCGGCTGCGATAACTGGCATCGTCCGGCGCGCGCAGGGCAGGCCCCACCCGCCAGAACCGTTCCTGCCCGCGGGTCGAGGGCGGCAGGTCCAGCTGGCGCGGCCCACCATCCAGCAGGACGACCAGACTGCCCTCGGGCCAGATCGGGGGCACCAGCGCATCGGTGCCCGCCTGCCCGCGCAGGCGGTGGCTGATCTCCCACAGGTCGGGGGCGATCAGTTGCGCCTGCGCGAATTGCATCACCTCCCACCCGGTCAGGCTGCCATCGCCGATCGCCAGCACATTAGCCCCCGACAGCATCGCACCTTGGGTCACAGATCGCAGCGGATCGCCGATCAGCCGCAGCCGCAGCGGCGCGCCCCGGTCGATCACCCCCGGTCGGGCCCGGGCCAGCGGCGTCACGGTGCGCCCGATCAGCGCGCGGCGCTGCAGGATCAGGTTCAGATCGAACCCGCCCTCGGCTTCCGTCGATCCATAGGCCGCGACCGAACCCGGCCAGGGATGGGCCGAGACGGCCAGCCAGGGGGCATGGGACACCTCGTCCCCGCGCAGCAGCGGCAGGTCCAGAAAGACCGGAAAGACCGGCATCGGCGGGACATAGCGCCCGATGCCACCCTGTTCGTGATGGCTCAGACGCGGGGTATAAAGGCCCGGATCGACCCGCACCGCATCGACGATGATCGCCCCCGCCCGCTCGACCCGGTCGATGCGCCAGCGGCGGCTGTCCTGTCCCGGCAGCTGCGTGACGACCACATCCCCCGGTCCCAGATCCGCACGCGAGGGCGGCAGCGCGAAGCGTGCCGTGTCGCGCGCCAGTTCAGCCTCGGCGATCCAGCGATCGGCAATGGCGCGTCCCTCGGGCCGGGTCAGCACCATCGCGAATTCGCTTTCCGACACCGCGCGGCGGTCGGCATCGGTCAGGCTGGCCTCGGCGGTGGCGGTGCCGTAATCGCCGCCCGCCGCGACATGGCTCAGCCGCAGCTGGCCGGGCTGGGCGGCCTCGACCTGGCGCAGGGTTTCCAGCCCGGTCAGATCATCGGCCAGCGCCAGATCCTGCGGCCCGATGACCGCCCGCGCCAGACCGTCCCGCGCCACAAAGCGCAGCATCCCGTCCCGTTCGACCGCATCGAAACCATGCGCCAGCATCAAAGGCTGCAGCGCCGCGCGCGCCGATTCCGCCCCCTGCAGCGCATAGCCCCGCACCACGCCCGAAATGGCCGACACATCGACATCCGCCACCCCCGCCGCGCGGCAGATGTCGCGCACGACCGCCCGCAGCGTCACCGACCCCGCCCGCCCGTTCAGCCAATGCCCCCGGTCCCATGCCGGGCCGTCCGACCACAGATCCTCGCGCCCCGGAAAGGCCGGATAGGGCCGCGCATCCCAGCACCAGACATGGGCGCGATCCAGATCAAGCATCGCCATGCCCTGCGCGTTGACCGGATTGTTCGCCGGGTCGCGCCAATGGGCCATCACCGCCTCGACATAGGCGGCCTGCAACCCGTCATTGCGGGTGCCGTTCGAATAATGCGGCACCATGCTTTCCGATGACATGGCGTCCAGAAACTTGTTCGGCTGGTTGGTGGCCTTATCCAGCGCCGCACAGCCGAATTCGGTGAACCAGACGGGCTTGGACCCCGGCACCCAGGCCGTCGCCTGCGCCTGCCGCAGGCCGCCGGGGCGGTCGTAATGCAGGTTCTGCCACCACCCGGCCAGATCCTTGTAGCGCCAGACCCAGGCCTCGTCATAGGCGCCATCGGTGATCGGCGTGCGGATCTGCGCATCGCGGTCGGCATCGCTGGCATAATACCAGTCATACCCCTCGCCCCCCGCCACATTGGCGCGCAGATAGTCGATATTGTCGATCCGGCCCCAATGGGCGTCCAGATGGTCGTCGCCGTCGCGCCAGTCCGACAAGGGCATGTAATTGTCGATGCCGATGAAATCGATCACGGGGTCCGACCACAGCGGGTCCAGATGGAAGAACAGCTGACCCTCGCCCGGATGATGGCCGAAATATTCCGACCAGTCGGCGGCATAGCCCAGCTTGACCTCTGGCCCCAGAATGGCGCGCACATCGGCGGCCAGCTGGCGCAGCGCGGCCACGGCGGGATAGCTGTTGTTCGGCCCCCGGATCCGCGTCATCGCCACCATTTCCGATCCGATCAGAAAGGCGTCGATTCCCCCTGCGGCGGCGCACAGATGCGCATAATGCAGGATGAACCGGCGATAGGACCACGCGTCCGGCCCCGAATACAGCACTCTGTCCCCGTCGCGCGTGAAATCGCCCGCCTGCACAGTGCCAAAGAAGGCCGCGACCTGGGTCGCCGCCGCCGCCGCTCCATCCGGGCTGCCCGGACGCCCCGGCGCGACGCTGGTCGTGACGCGCCCGCGCCAGGGCATGACCGGCTGTTCCGCCGCCCCGTAAGGATCGGGCAGAGCGTTTCCCGCCAGCTGCTCCATCAGGATGAAGGGATAAAAGATCGCCTTCTTCCCAGATGCTTTCAGCGCCCGCAGCGCCTCGATCACCGACTGGTCCGAGGGCGTTCCCCCATAGATCGGGCGCCCGTCCTTGCGCGCGACCTCGGACGCCTCGGCGCGGGTGATGCCACCCGCGCGCCACGGCATCTCGGCCCCGTCCACCTCGGCGAACTCGACCTTGGGGCGGACCTGACATTGGCCGATGCGCAGATCGCTGCCAAACCAGGACACGACCAGCGCGACCGAGCCGACATTCGGCAGTTCCCGGCCCAGCACATCCATCGAGGCGGCGAAATCCGTGCCCCCCATCGGGGTGTTGGTGTTGAAGCTGCGGCTTTCCCCCAGATCGCCGGATTCGGTGACCGGGGTGGTGGCCAGCGAATATTCCCCCGTGCCGGGGATCAGCGCCACCGCGCGGACGTCGCGCACCAGCCCGCTGCCGTCGCGGGCCGGGCAGGTCACCTCGAAGCTCAGCTGCGGCATGCGGTTGCCCCAGGGCTCCAGGCTCAGCCCCTCCAGCACGACATAGGCGGTGCCGCGATAGGCCGGCGCCGCATCGCCCAGATGCGCGGCAATGACCGGGTCGGGCATCTGCGTCTCGGTCCCGCGATAGACGCGCATGTTCAGATCCGCTTGGGCGATTTCGGCGCCATCGGCCCAGACCCGGCCCACCGACAGGACCGGCCCCTCGGCCAGCGCCAGCGCGACCGACAGGCGATAGGTGATCTGCGTGACCTGCGTGCGCGGCGCGCCCTTGCCGCCACCCGCATCCTCGGTCCGGGTGATCTCCTCCAGCGCCGAGGCCCAGATGACATGGCCCGGCATGCGCATCTGCCCCCACAGGCGCGGGATCGCCATCCCCTCGCCGGCGGTCTGCAGGCGCAGGCGGTCGATGCGCCCGGTCTCGACCGCCCGCGCGCCGCCGCCCAGCAGCCGCTGGTCGATGGCCCGGCCGACCAGGGCGCCTGCAGCCCGCCCCAGAACGGCCCCGGACAGGCCCAGCACCGCGCCCCCAAAGCCCGCCCCAAGCGAGGCACCCACGGCAGACAGGACAATCGTGGCCATCGCGGCCTCCTTTGTTCGAAGAGATCAGGGAAAGCGGAACCGCGCGACGATCCGCGATCGCCAGGGCGCGGTCAGCGGGCTGTCGATGACCCCGTGACCGGTATAGGCATGCAGAAAACGCGGCGCGTCGCCTGCGGCGGACAGGATGCCCAGATGCTTGGCAATGGCCCCCGCCCGCATCCGGAACAGCAGCACCTGCCCCGGCAACCAGTCGCCATCCACGGGAACCGGCAGCAGATGGCGCATCGCGGCGGCGTGCAGAACCTCGGTCCCGCCGCATTCCGCCCAATCCGCGGTATAGATGGGGGGCGTCTCGGGCTCGGCGCCATGGACCTCGCGCCAGACGCCCCGGATCAGGCCCAGACAATCGGCGCCTCCGCCCTTGGTGCTGGCCTGATGGACATAGGGCGTGCCCAGCCAGCCGCGTGCCACCTCGACCACCCGGTCATCCATGACGGGCGGCCTGAGGCGCGATCAGCCAGTCTTCTGGCGGCAGATCGGGAAAGCCGCGAAAGTTCAGGAAATTCCCGAACTTAAGCCGACAGCTGCGGCCGTCCTTGTCGCAGCCTGCGGTCAGGCGGATCTGATCGCCCGGCGCGGGCAGCAGGCCCAGGGCCGACCACAGCTCGATCAGGCGCCCGCCACCGGGGCGCGCGCTGTCATTCTTGATGGCACCCGACAGCCCCTCGGCGGCGCCCGAAAGAACCTCCAGCCGGCCATGTTCGAACCAGTTCGCGTCAAAGGCTGGAAAAGTGGCAAAGCGGAACAGCCGCCCCTCCTCCATCTCGCCGACCGGCATCTGCAGCGAGAGCGAGGGCGCCGACAGATCGATCTTGCAGGACGTATCCCCCAACCGGGCCGAACAGCGTGGATGATAAACCCGCCCCTGCGGCGCATTCAACGCCTCGGACAGACCCCGCAATTCGGCGCGGAACGCCCCCTTGGCGCGCGAGACCTCGCCCAGAGAGCCGCGAAAGACCAGCCGCCGCTGCGCCACGTCCGTCCAGTCCACCTCCCACAGGCGCAGCTGGGCCCCGTCCCACCGACCCGCCATCAGGTCGCGTTCGGTGATCGCCCCGTCGCTCAGCGCGCCGATGGCCTCGGAATTGTCGACCGACAGGCCGGTGCCCTGCACCAGTGCCCGCGCGGCAAGGCCCCGGTCGGGGCGAAAGGTGACACCGTCAAAGACCAGCCGCCCATCGTGATCGGTAAAGCCCAGAACCAGCCCATCGGTACGGCGCAGCGACCAGGCGCGGGCGATCGTCGTCGTGGTCATACCCGCACCTCCAGCACCGGGATCGAGGGCACCTGCCCCGCCTGAAAGGACGCGACGGAAACCGCGATCCGGTCCGTGTCAAAGCGCACCGGCACGTCGAATTCATAGCCCGCCGTGACCTCTGCCCCAATGGCCGGAGGCTCGTGGAACAGGATGACCCCCGCCGCGTGATCGACGCCATAGTTGATTTCGATGAACATCTCGCTGCCGCCGATCCCCGCGCGCACCGTGCCCGCCACCGGCTTGGCGATGGGCCGCTGATAGACGACCCCGCCGGACCGATAGGCCTTGGTGATCGCGAAACTGCGCGTCTGTCCGTCGCCCAGACCAATCACCTGATCACCAAAGGCAGGCGCGGCCGAAGGCAGGCAGCTTTTGTGATCCGACCAGTCCTTCCAGCGAAACCCATGCAACTGCCCGGCGCGGGCCTCGAAAAAGGCGATGACCGTGTACAGATCGTCCAGCGACCGCAGCCCCATCCCGGCGTCATAGCGGCGCAGGGCGTGGCTCCAGGGGGTGTTGCGTTCCTCGTAGCCGCTGGCCAGCGAGACGATCTCGGTCCGCCGCTCGGGGCCGCCGACGGCGCCGAAAGACAGGCTGGCGGGAAATCTGATGTCGTGAAAGGCCATGGCCTGCCCCCTTTGGTTCAGCTGTTGCGGTCGCCGCGCGCCAGCACGCGCGACATCTGGGCGGCGATCTGCGACTGGCTGCGCTGAAAGCCCGCGACATCGGGGGTCTGGATGTGAAAGGTGACATTCACCGCACCCCCGCCGCCCGCCGCCGCGACCCCCAGCTTGCCATCGGGACCGCGCCGCAGCGGCATGATCGCCTCGGGCCCGGCCTCGCCCATCAGGCCCTGCCCGCCGCGCATCGGAAAGGCGGTGGGGGCGCTGACCACGCCGCCGCCCATCGGACGGCCCTGCGAAAAGGCCCCGCCCCTGGCAAAGGGGGTAATGCCGCCCAACAGCCCCGCGATGGAACCCGCCAGCGCGCTTTCGACCGGCTTCATGGCGATCCCATAGGCGGTGTCGGCCAGTGACCGGCCGATCGTCTTCAGCGCATCCGACAGCCTGCCGCCATCCAGCACCAGCCCGTCGATGGCGCGGCCCAAGCCCCGCTCGAGCCCCGAGGACAGTGTCCCGACCTCGCGCGAGGTATAGGTCATCGACTGGCGCAGCCGCGCCAGTTCGGCCTGAAATTCGGCCGTGGTCCGGGCGTTGGCGCCCAGATCGTCCTCCAGCCGGTCCAGCATCGAACCCGCGCCATCACTGAATGCCATCGTCGTGATCCCCCATCGGTTCAGCCTTGACGGCGCCCGCCTGACCGGGCGCGTCGGGATATCGTGCGGCCAGCGATGCCAGCCGGTCGCGGGTCATGCGCGGCGCCAGCGCACCCGACAGACCCAGCATCAGCCCCAGTTCGGCCGGAGTCAGCGCCCAGAACTGATCGGGATGAAGACGCAGATCCTGCAAGCCCGCCCGCATCAGACCCGGCCAGTCCAGCCCCGTGCCTGTCATGCCAGCACCCGTCATTCCGGGGCACGGAAGGCCAGCGCTAGCAGCCGTGCAGCGATCCGGGCGGCCTCCAGCGGGCCGCCTTCGATCTGCACGGCCATCAGATCCCCGGCCTGGCCCTGCCAGCCACCACCGCGCAGACCCGCGACCAGGACCGCCAGAATGTCGCGGCTGGCAAAGCGCCCCTCGTCCATGCGCGCGACCAGCCCATTCAGACCGGCGCCGCTTGAATTGGCATCGTCCAGCCCCTGTTCCAGTTCGGCCAGCGCGCCAAGGGTCAGGCGCGCGACATGGGGCTGGCCGTCCAGCACCAGCGCGACCTCGCCCCGCATCGGATTGACCATCACAGCGCCACGAAGCTGACGGCACCCGCCGAGGCCAGCGCCATCTCATAGGTCGCCTCGCCGTCATAGCTGCCCGCATAGTCCAGAGCGGTGATCTGGAACGCCCCCTCGACGGTGCCGAAATCGGGGATGATCACCTGAAAGCGCGGGATTTCGCCGTCAAAGAACGCCTGCCGCGCCCGCCCGTCGCTGTCGGCATCGCGAAAGACGCCCGATCCCGCGACCTGCGCGCTGCGGATGCCCGCACCGCCCAGCAACTCGCGCCAGCCGCCTTCGCTTTCCAGACTGGTCACATCGACCGTCTCGGCGTTGAAGGACAGCCGCGTCGCCCGCAGGCCCGCCACGGTTTCGAACGCGCCGTCGCCGGTCATGTCCATCTTGATCAGCAGATCGCGTCCGCTTTGTACTGCCATTGTCCTGTCTCCTCGGATCAGATCAGATCGATGCGCGCGCGAAAGGTCAGATCGACCTGACGCACCGCGCCGCTTTTCAACCGGCGCGCGGTGGCGCGCAGGAACCACAGACCGGCCAGCCGGCCCCGCGACAGGACCAGCCCGCCGGGCTCCAGTGCATCGGCCACCGCGACGGCTGCGGCCTTCAGCGCGCCGAACCCCGCGCCCCCGCTGCTGCCCTCCATGACCGAGATCACGAAATCATGCCGCGATCCGCGCGCCGTGGCATCGCCCGCCGCGGCCACATCCTCGGGACCAAGCGAGACGAAGATGCCGCTTGGCGCCGTCACCGGCATCGCGTCATAGATCGCGTCGCCGACCAGATCCGACAGCGCCACATTGGCACGCAGATGCTGATAGACCGCCGCCTGCAGGGCGACGCCCGCGCCATAGCTCATGTCAGATCCTCCTCGCGTGCAAAGACGTCCAGCGTCAGGCCCCGGGCATCGCCCTCGGCGACCGCGCCGATCAGGAACAGCCGCGTCCCCATGCGGAACCGCTGGCCGGGACGGGGGCGACGAGGATCACCGACCGCAGCGGCCCGCAGAGTGATGCGCCATTGCACCACGCTGACCGGCCCGACCCCGGTGCCGGTCTCTCGCCCCGAACGGGCATCCATCTGCGCATAAAGCCAGCCCAGATGCTGCCAGACGGTAGCGAAACCGCCCAGACCGTCCGGCGCCCGCACCGGCGCCTCCAGCGCCAGCCGGGTGGTCATGTCGGACGGGGCCATCAGCGCCCCTCCCGCAGGCCGCGTCCGGCCAGGGTCCGCACCGCCCGCCAGCGCTCGATCAGCGCGCTGACCCCAAAGGGCAGCGCATGACGTCCATCCTCATGGCTGCGATCGTCGTGATAACGCGCCGCCAGCAGGATCACCGCCTGCGCCAGATCGGGCGGAACGCCCTGCCAGTCATCTGCGAACCCCGCCAGAAAGGTGACCGTGACCGATCCAAGCCTGGGCACATGCGGCAGAACCACACCCGTCGGCAGGATCACCGGCCGCTGCATGTCGGGCATCAGCCGCCAGCCCTCGGGCGGCAGGGCGGTGACCGTGCCCGAGCCGTCGTCGATCTCGATCCGCTCGACCGCGTGGACGGGCGCCAGCGGCAATGCCTGTCCCAGCCTGTCACGCCAGTCGTCCAGTTGCATTCGAAAGCGCCGCTTCAGCAGCACCTTGCCGGTGCGCCCCTCGATCGTGGCGATGGCGGCGCGCAGAAAACCCGCCAGGGCCGCCGTCTCGGCCGCGTCGTCGGGGCCATCGAACCCCTGAGCCAGACGCAAATGTCCGCGCAGTGCGGCCACCGGCAGCGCCTCTGCCGCAGGCGCCGTTTCCTCAATCAGCATCATGTCGCGAACCTCCCGTGCCATCCGTCCGCATGTTCCAGCTGAGGTCAGGGCCCCCGACCGGGGCCCCGCCTGCCTTTCGGGGGCTGGGAAAGAAGGGGACGCGCCCGCCCACCAGCCATCAGCGCGCGCGGACAGATGCTTTGCCGGAACAACCGGCATCGGACGCGCCCCCTTCCCCTTCACCCGATCCCGGACGGGATCAGGAGAACTTGATCAGCTTCAGTGCCCGGAAATCCGTGACCCCGCCGCCGACGCGCTTGGTGGCATAGAACAGGACATGCGGCTTGGCGCTGAACGGATCGCGCAGCACGCGCAGGTCGGGACGCTCGACGATGGTATAGGCGGCGCGGAAATCGCCGAAGGCGATGGCGAGAGTGTTCGAGTCGACATCCGGCATGTCCTCGCTGATCAGCACCGGATAGCCCAGCAGCTGCGGCACCTGACCGGCGCTCAGCGCATCGCTCCACAGAAAGCGGCCATCGGCATCCTTCATCTTGCGCACCCGCGCCGCCGTCTTGGAGTTCATGACGAAGGATGCATTGGCCCGGTATTCCGCGCCCAGAGCATAGACCACATCGATCAGGCAATCCGCCGGGGCCGTCGCATTGAAATCGCCCAGGGCACCGCTGGTCACGAAACCGATCTGTGCGGTCGTGGCGCTGGCATTGGCGGCGGTGGGATAGGACAGGATGCCGCGCGGCTTGGCCACGCCGTCGCCCTTGATGAAGGCGCCGGCCTCGGAACGGGCGAACTTGTCGGCGATCCGCTCGGCCAGCCAACCCTCGACATCGAAGGCCGCATCGTCCAGCAGCCGCTGGCTGGCCTTGGGCATCGCCGACAGTTCATGAACCGGAATGGTGATGCGGTCGATGCCCGCATTGCCGGTCTCCGTCGTGGTGGCTTCGGTGGCCCAGCCTGCCGCCATCTCGCCCTTCTCGACCAGCACCTCATAGACGGCGCTTTCGACGGTCACGACATTGGCCAGACGCCGCAGCGAGGCGCCCGCATGCAGCACGTTCTGTACCGCCGCCGCGACCTGGGGCGCGGCTAGAAAGCCGCCGTCGCTGGCCACCGACAGGGCCTTTTCCTCAAGGACAAGCCCGCGCAGCCCGTCATCATCGCCGCAGCGCAGATAGGCGCCGAAGGCCTTCTGATGCGGCACCTCGACCTCGGCCGTGGCGGACAAGGGCGCGCGGCCCCGCAGGGCGGTCTTGCGATCGATCATGGTCATACGCTCTTCCTGTGCAATCAGCTTGGTCTGGATGTCTTCGCGAAAGCCCCTGAGTTCGCTTACGAACCCCATCATGGCCCCCTTCAGATCGGCGGACATGTCGCCGCCGCCCGCGGCCTTCACCTCGGTCATGGTCTTCTCCTTGTCGCGATGATCGGGGGTGCCTCGGCCCCCCGCTTGCCGGACCGCAACCCCATGGGCCGTGGGTCCGAACCGGTGATGGACCGCGCGAAAGGCCGCACGGTCCGAAATCTCATGCGCCCCGCAAGGCCTCGGCCGCTTGCGTGAACAGCGCCGCCATCTCGCGCAGATCATAGGCCTCCTTGCGGCCCACCTTGGCCTCGGGCAGCATCGGAAAGGTCACCAGCGACACTTCCCACAGCTCGACCTCGACTAGCACGCGCCGTGCCTGGGCATCCCGCTCGGCGCGCAGCACGCGATAGCCGATCGACAGCCCGTCGATGGCCCCCGCCCCGATCAGGGCTGCGGCCTCGCGGGCCTGCGCCACCTCGGGCAGCAACCGCCCCCGCACCCACAGGCCGGTCGCATCCTCGCGGATCTCGTCCCAGACCCCGATGGGGCGGGCCGGATCGTGCTGCCACAGCATCCGCACCTTGTCCCCCCGCCCCGCCAGCCGCGCCAGCGAGGCCGAGAACGCCCCCGGCCGGACCGCATCGCCGCCCTGATCGGTCAAACCGAACAGACTGGCATAGCCCTCGATCACCAGCCCCTCGGACAGCACAGGCTGGCCACCGGCGAATTTCACCTCAAGACCCGGTATCATTCGTCATCCCCCTTTCGGCGCATAATCCAGAATTCCCTGCACGGCCTGCGTCAGGATCACCGCGACGACGCCATAGACGGTCATCCACAAGCGCCGCTCCAGCCCCTCGATCATCGCCTCGATCCGCTCCAGCCGACGCTCGACCTGACCGAATTGCAGCGCCATGATCCGCTCCAGCGCTTCCAGCCGCGGATCCTGCCACAGCCCGTCCTTGACGAAACGCGACCCCTCCATGGCTCACGCGCCTTCCAGCGGCGCCAGCCCCAGCAGGGCGCGCTTTTCGGCGTCAGTCAGAAAAGCGGCGGCGCTGATGCGGGCCCATTGCTGATTGCGCTCTTCCGCCAGGGCGAGGATCTGATCGGGATCGGGCCGCAGTTCGATCTCGGCGCGCTGATGCTCGGAAAGCCACCACGCGACCGAGGCCAGAACCCGCGCCACCAAGGGCAGCACCGTCAGCCGGTAAAAGGCCCGGTGCGCCTCGGCATAATTGGCATAGGTCGCGTCGCCGGGAAGGCCCATCAGCATCGGCGGCACGCCAAAGGCCAAGGCGATCTCGCGCGCTGCCGACAGCTTGGTCTCGTGAAACTCCATATCGGCGGGGCTGAAGCCCATGGGCCGCCAGTCCAGCCCGCCCTCCAGCAGCATCGGACGCCCCGCATTGCGCGCGCCCTGATGGTTCATCTCGATCTCGCCCACCAGCCGGTCATATTGCTCGGGGCTCAGAATCCCCTGCCCGTCGATGCCCTTATAGACGATCGCCCCACTGGGCCGGGCCGCATTGTCCAGCAGCGCCTTGGACCAGGCACTGGCGCTGTTATGCACATCCACCGCCACGGCGGCGGCCTGCATGGGCGACAAACCGTAATGATCGTCCTGCGGATGAAAGGCCTTCACATGACAGATCGGGTCGGGACTGCCGGTCATGTCGAAACGATGCTTGCGCCCGCCCACGGCATAATCATAGCCGACCGGCCAGCCATCCGCCCCCGGCACCACGCTCATCCGGTCCGACCGCAGGACGTGCAGCTCCTCCGGCAGCCCCGACCGCGCCAGCCCCGCCGCCTCCAGATAGCCATTGCCCGACAGCAGGATCTGGCCATAGAGCGCCTCGAACAGCTCGGCCCGCCCCTGCCCCGGATTGGGGCGGCGCAGCAGATCCAGCACCGGATGCACCGCATAGCGGTTGTCCCGGTCCGCGCAGACCAACGGCACGGCGGCCGCAGCCTCGGCAATCAGCTTGACACAGCGGAACCCCACCGGGTTGCCCATGAAGCCGCCCCGCGTCAGGCTGCCCGTGTCGCGCGCCGACCAGGCCGCCCGACCCCCGCCACTGGCAAAAGCCACCACCCGGCCCACGGCACTGGCCTTGGCCTCGGGCGCGGCCCCTTGCGGCACCCTTGCCGCATCCCGCGAAAACAATCGAAACACCATGCTCGCCTCCATCTCAGCGCCATGCGAAAGCCGCGCCCCCTGACGGGACGCCGCTTTCATCTTGGCCCAAATATCCTCAGGGGGGTCCGGGGGGCAGAATGCCCCCCGGCCTCTCACAGGCGCCGCATCTGCGGATGGCGCCAGCCGGTCGCAGGCTCGATCATCAGCTCATGGATCGCCCAGACCAGCGCATCCAGCCGGTCGGGACTGCCGCGCCCCTCGAACCCGCGCACGGTCATCTGGCACAGCTGATCCTCCAGCGCCCCAAGCCGACCCTCGCGCAGATGCCGGACGCGGCCCTGCTCATACAGCGCCGCGACCGGCTCGGCCCGCAGACCCTTGCCACGCGCCGCCCTGAGCGCCTTGAAGGGAACCAAAGGGTCGATCTGACGCACCACGCTCTCGACCAGATCGCCGCCCTGATTGACCTCGGCGACCAGCTTTTCGGCACCATGACGGTCCATCGCGGCAACCGCCGCCCGCGCCCAGTCCAGCGGGCCACCCCGCACGCTGGCATCCTCCAGGACATAGGCCCGCCAGCCGGACGGCTCGCCGGTGGTCACGACACCCGCCACGACGATCCCGCATTCGTCGCTGGCCCGCCCCCCGGTGACCGAAGGATCGACCGCCACGACGATCCGGTCCAGCGCGGGCACCGCATCGACCCGGCAGGCCTCCAGCGTGGCGGTCGACCACAGGGCACCCTCGACATCATTCAGCAGAACCCCGTCCAGCTCCTGACGACCCAAGCGCGTGCCGCCATAGCGGGTCTGCACCTCGGCCAGAAAGCTCTCCGCCAGATAGGCGCGGTTGGCTTCCGTAGGGGCATGGGTGGCGACCGTGCTGGCATTGCCCAGAATGCGCTTCAGCACGCCCACATTGCGCGGCGTGGTGGTGACCACCTGCTGGGGATGCTCGCCCAAACGCAGCGCGAATTGCAGCATGTCCCAGACATCCTCGGCCTTCTTCCACTTGGCCAGCTCATCGGCCCAGGCCGCATCGAATTGCGGCCCGCGCAGCGCCTCGGGCTCATGGGCGGAATAGACGGTGGCCGTGGCGCCATTGGCCCAGACCAGTCGCTTGCGTCCCGCCTCCCAGACCGGGCGCCGGTCGGGGGGCGAACAGGCCAGAATGCCGCTTTCGCCGAACACCATCACCTCGCGCACCTGATCAAACGTCTCGCCCACCAGCGCCACGCGATGACACCGGCCCGGCGCGGCCGCTGTCGGTCCCTCGACCATCCGGCGCACCCATTCGGACCCGGCGCGGGTCTTGCCCGCGCCGCGCCCGCCCATGATGACCCAGCTTTTCCAGTCGCCGCCGGGGGGCAGCTGATGCGGCAGGGCCCAGAACTCGAACAGCCAGGGCAGGCTCAT